CAGCTTAGCGCTGGCCCAATCTTAGGGGATGGTCTGCCCCCTATCACCAGATGGTGTCCAACCCTTATTCAGGGAAAAGGCCTAGGCTCTAGGAGCCCGGTTCGCGCTCGAGGAGCGCGATCCACTGCGTATGGTATCCATGAGTCCCTCGGGATGAGGCACCTTTGGACGGAACTCCATACAAAGCAGCAGCTAGCACGACGCTCGATCTCCAATGACACATAGGTATCACTCCTCCGACGGCGCTCCAGGTCCTGATTTCTCGGGATTGACTGCAGCGCTTGGCCGTACGGGTGATCCAACCCCGTGTGTCGTGGATGACCGCATCTCCGAGGCTTGTTGGCCCACGGAGGCGTCGAATATCAGTCGGCAGACCGTCCAGGACAGCGTGCCAAGGACGAAGCAGGCGGCGACGTACGACGTCAAGGTGACTAAACCGAGACATAGTTCGCCGAAGCCCATTTGCCAGACTGATGAGTTGGTGCGGTTCATTTGGTAACTCCTTAATGAAGTGGGCCCTCACGGGCTGCCCGTCAAAGTAGTCACCACCGCACGACTCTCTGAACGACCCGTTCACGAAGGTCTTCTCAGCATTTTCCGAAAATCCGAAGAAACGCAGAGCAGAGAGGACACATGGGGCAACGGAGGTGGGGACAATGATGTCATCACCATAAACGAAGAGGTTTACGCCCGGGATGGGCTCTACACCTTCACGTTCCATACACACAGCGCAGATTCCCAAGAACAACAGGGTTTCGAGCTCGAATGTGTATCCGTTACCCATCGCACTGAACTTTTCAACACGAACCCACTTTCCCGTCGGGAGACGAAGTAGTGGGGTCCGCAGTGTCTCAAGCAACTCGCACCAAGAAGGCGGGAGTAGCAATCGCACTAAGTTCAATGAGACAGTGTCGCTAGCAGACGAAAGGTCGATCGTGGCAAAATCACCGGTTTTTGAAGCTTCACAGGCGACCCGCCTGTGGACTTCTTGACCGTGGTTCAAGTCGATGCCAACCCTGGCTAAACGTGACCGCATGACGCGGCCGACGCCGAGCTGAAGGGATACATTGATACTTGGACCTATGCCGATACCACGATTCTTGGAGTTGTCCTTGGGAACCGACGCAAATCGGTCACCTCGGACGACCTTAACTCCACCTCTCGATGGACTATCTACAACGGCGCGGCCCCACGCGCTCTCGTACCAAAACGGGAGCAGAGGGATCGCCGTCGAAGTGATAGTAGGCCTAGAAGTCATTTTGTCCGGAATGGTAGACAGATGACCTCGATCGTCAAAAGTGGCACCGGGTCCGAATCGGAGATCAACTCGATCCGGGACACGCAACAAGATGGAACCTATGAACCTCTTCACCCTCCTCGTGAATTCGAGAAGAGAGAGGTCCGCTTTTGTCTCCGTGTAGGAGTCGAGAAGCGGTGCTAATCGTAGGTTCGTCTTGTGGTTCTTACGCTCGGACGCCCAGAAAGAATCCAGGGCGGCCTTTTCCAGGTCCCTCCCCGTGGGGAGTTGCCGGAGTTTGCGTAAGAGATCCGTCGCTTGACAGTCAAGAGCGTAGCTCCGGGCTGTAAGGTACCAACTTGGGTCGCAACGCAAATCAGCGATTTGACCCCACTCCTCATACCGAATCAATATTGCTACTGACAGGGCACGCGGAGTGTCGATTGCCGCAAGGACTTTGCAGGCATTAGACAGCAGGACTTGCATGTCGATCCTTCACCTCAAAGGCTTTCACAAGCCTTAACTCGTAGCTACCACCTAGGTGGTAGTACCAGGACCACCCTTTCAGGTGGCGGCGTAACGCTCCTTGAATTGCGTTCGGACAAGTGCGTGATTGATCAGGTTGAACATCTGATCGATCACTTCGTTGGCCTGCGCATCCGGCATGCCGTTGGGCAGCAGGAGGGAGAGTTCGCCGAGCCCTTTGTTGACGATCGAGACGAGACCAGTGGTCGTGTCCGTCGCAACTTCAGGGTACGAGAAGGTGAGGGTGCCCCGCCGCGCGGTGCCCGGACCGTTGTTGGAGAATTTGATCTCCAGCTTCGGGTGGGACGCAAAGTTGGGGCCGACAGCGTCCGCCGACCACTTGGCCGGCAGGCTGTCACCAGCCGACGGAGTCTTCGCGACGTAGATCACGTCGGTCGTTCCATTGGTGGCTTTCACCGTGATGTTGGCGATGCTGCTCATTAAAGAGCTCCTTTATGGTTGAGTAGTGCGGTTTACTTCCGCAACGAGTCGAGAGCCCCGACGAGAAGTGCTGTGTAATTAGCAGCCTCCGCGAGGAACAGGCCCTTAATGGATGGTGACAAGAGGGTGTACTTGGGCAGTGGAGCATTGGCAAACCGCTGGACGCGGACTGCCCAACCACACTGCTTACGATTACCCCAGGGAGCATTGAGATTCGGACGCTGTTCGAGCTCCTCCTCCCAATCGATTGCCTCTCGGCGTACAGTTCGACAACCGGGTGAGATTTCCCACCCAAAGGTCTCGCTGTACGAATTGAGGTATGACCCCACATCCACGAAACGGTCCACGACGAAGGAGAAAGGTATCAACTCCCACGCAATGGCCACCGGGTTCGCAAGACCCAGTGCTGAGGCGAGCGCAAGGTTCGGGTTCGAAAGTTTGACGTGCGCAACGAATTGTGCACGCGAAAACTTCTTACCCTCGCCCGTTTGCTTCAGATACGGTGTGTCCAAACCCGCGAGGCGCCACTTTTCAATGGCAACTCCGCGGCCTCGGGCACGAGTCGTATCGCCTAGCCGTGCAAGTATGTCGCAGCTCGTAATTATGTCGTTAACGAGTGGTCTCCAGCCGAATGAATATTCGAGCCAGACACCGCTGACGTCAGAACCACGCGAGACAGCGTGATCGTACTTACTACGGGCTCTTTTCCGGTGGTTACCACCGAGAGAGAGCGCGTCAAGGAAGCCGCTGATGTTCCCTTTGCGGAGAGCACGTGCAGACTTCAGTAAGGACGCAGCGCGACCAACAATCATTCGGGTAGCCTCACGGCCTTCGAAGATTGCTGCGCCAAGTTGGGCCTCTTGAGAACTTCGCATGTCCCCAAGGAAGGCAGCCCTGGCTCTGTTGAGAGCCATCCCATCTAGTGCGACGCTACCATAACGGACGAAATGAAACGGCCAACCACTTTCGTGGCCGGAGTACACGTCGAAGTTACTATAGCTGGTGAAACCGGTGGGATTCCACGCACAGTAGGTCTGAACCAGGTACGGCAGATCGGTGCGTCTATTGCCAGGGGGCGTCTTGTAGACGTCCTTCTGTTGATAGAAGCACTTCTTGCTTGCCTCGTTAGGCCAGAGAAGTGAGTTGATCTGTGTGAACGGACCAGCCATTCTCTCTCCTTTCAAGTCAAAGTTGGCGAGACTCGTACAACCAAAGCCTGGCTTGCCCCTAACGCTCACGCGTCTCCGGTAGGAGTTAAAGGGTTAGGATTAACCTAATTTGGTGTGATGAAAGGGACTGGGTGTCAATCCAGTACCGCAAGCGACTTAACGATCTGCGCGCAGCTTGACAAGCTGTTAAGTGGTAGGTTTCCACTTAGTCAGTCGTTATGACCCCTACTGCTCCTCAGCA